AGAGGGACGAGCCATGTGCTGGCCGAGATCCATCGCCAGGCTGTGCGGCAGGAGAAGCGGCGCAAAGCACAAGCTGTGGTTCCGGCCCTAGCAAGTAATGATCATCCTATCCGGGACATAGAAACGGAGCTCGCATGATCGGGATCGTCGCTGCAGTGGCTGCCATGTCGGTATTCTGGCTCGGCTATTTGATCGGCTGGCAGGACGCGAAACGGGACCAGGAACTGTCCGATCTGTTTACTCGCGAGATCCGCAAGATAGAACTAAGCATTGCGGAAAATTTCAAACCACCAACTGAAGAAGAAGGAAACAAGACATGAAGAGCTTAAGAGAATCGCTGGTACTTTCCGGTGCGAAGGTACTCGGCCTGAACCAAACTGTCGTGAAAGGAGGCGACAGTACTTTTGTCCTGCACATAATCGGGCCACTTACGCCCGACTTAGCAGGGGCACTGAGATGCAGGAATCAGGTTTTTAACCTGAACGACAACCCATATCCCGGACTAAAGAGTCTGGCACTTGATCACAAGATCTCGAACTCCGAGTTATCCGTGGCCGGCAGAACCAGCCTGTTCCCGGTCGTTGTAACCGGCTTCACCGTCACGCCCGACGATGCCGCGGACGGCGCCGGCAAGCTCGAAGTCTCGTTCCGTCTGAAGTTTTCGTCGGGCAGAAAAGAGCTTCGTTCGCTGGTCGACGCGGTGAAGGACAACGAGTTCGATCTGGCGCTGATGGCGATGCAGGGCGGCCTGTTCGACGAGCCAACCGCCAAAGGCGACGGGCCCGATGGTGGAACCAAGATCGACATGGGCCCGGGAACCGGCGACGACGAACCCGACGAGGAAGAGGAAGAGCCTCCTCTCCCGCTTGTGCGGGAAATAATGGACGGCAACGCCGGTCCTGTGGATGAAGCAATCGGTTCAGGCGCTTTCAATCAACCCTCGAACCATGGCAAACGGGCTCGTCGGGCGCGAGGAGGCGGCTAAGGCCATCTCGATGCGGCATGAGCTCACCCTTCGGCCGACCGGCCTGACGGAAAGCGATGTCACCGGACAGGTGCGAGATTTCATGGAAGCGAAAGGCTGGCGCGCTGTGCGGATGCAGCGCACCATAGTTCCCGGCCAGTTCTCGACATGCGAACCCGGAACGGCGGACTTCCTGTTTCTTTACTATGCGGCCAGGGGTGCGGCTCTCGCGCTGTGGGTTGAACTCAAGAGGCCAAAGGCCCGCATGGTCTGCAAATGCCTGCAGAATCGGGGAACAAGAAAGCGGTGTACGATGTGCGACCAGATCAACTGGCGGCATAGGGAGCGAGCCCGCGGCGCCACGGTGTGGGCCGGCGTCGATAACATCGCCGCCTATATCGAGGCATACGAGAAATCGTATGGCTGGCTGCATGGCGGGCCGGCCGCGCGCGGGCAGTTGGATTTACTTGCGGGGATCAAGGAGAGTGCCTGAATGGCGACCAACACAAAGAATGCAGATTTCAGCCTGGCAGATCCGCGGGATAGCCTTTGTCGCTATCTGGCTCACGCTCGCAGCGTGCACATCGACTGGCGAGCGCGAAAGCGGCTCGCGGCCACTCTCGGCCTCGATGCGGATTACAAGCTGGATTTGGCGATTTTCGATCTTTGGCGCAATGGCGTCGTGAGCGTCGATAACGACGTTCTCTGTCTCGCCAGGCCCGTCAGACAGGCGGCCACAGCGGCATGAAACGCGGAGCTCCGGACCATCCCAAGATGTTCGCACTCGCCGAGGCGCTCGGCGTCCGCAGGCCGATGGCTGTGGGATTGATCGAGATGCTGATTCATTTCACGGCTCGGTATGCGCCGGAAGGCGACGTCGGCCGCTATAACGACAAGCGGATCGCGGCCGGCATGGACTGGGGCGGCAGCTCGCAAAAGCTGATCGACGCTCTTGTCGCCACCGGGTGGCTCGACCGCGACCAGGTCGCGAGACTGGTGGTGCACCACTGGGCCGACCATGCGGATAAAACGACGCTCCAACGCCTCTCCCGTCACGGGAAAAAGGCTCTTCAGGGTCAAGATACGGACGATCCAGCAGCCGATGCCGCACCTGGTAGCACTAGACCTGCAGGGGTGCAGCGACCGAGTAGTAATGGACCTACGAGGCTGCAGCGGCCTGATAGCGGCGTACCTACAGGGGTGAAGCAACCGAGTAGTGATGGACCGACAGGGGTGCAACGACCGAGCGACTCCGTTTTGACACAAAATGCGGCCTTGCCGAATCAACAAGATACGGCTGAGTTGTGCGCTCAAAGTGAGGTACACCGCGCGCGCGGCCTAGCCAGCGCCAAGCCAGCGCCTGTGCCAGAGCCAGCGCCAAGCCAGCGCCGCCCAAATGCGGCGCACGAGACATCGCTGGCTGGCTCGCTTGCCGGTTTTCCCCTCACTGCTTTTTCGGTCCGGAAAGCGTTCCCGGCCACGGAAGACCGCTTCGTCGTCAAGCTTGTGGCGGCCGTCGTGGAAAAGATCGGCACGCTCAACGAGTCGGTGCGCGAACAGGCAAGCGATGCCGTGATGGCCGATGCGGTTCGGCAGTGCCACGAAAAAAATCAGAAGACGGCGGGCCTCTTCCTTCGCACCGTTCCGCAATGCGTGGCGACCTGGCTGACACAGGGCCGGCCGCACGAAGACAGAGCTCGCCTGCCGCTTTCCGAGAACAGTCTGAAGGCCATTGAGTTCGAGGAAGCGATCAACCGGAGGCTCAGGAAATGCTAAGCCCCGAAGAGGCGGTGGCGATCCGCGACCAGTTCACGCTGATGAAGTTCTTTCCGTCCGATCCGGCCGCGCGTGCGGCATTGTCGCGATTACTGCAGCGGATGTGCGGATCGTTTGACCACGCGCAATGGCTCGTCGACAGAGCGCTCGAGGTTTATAGCGAGTGGCCTGGATCGAGCGAACTGCGGGCACTGTACTGTTCTCACTTCAAGCCACAGGACGGTATCGAGGTTGATTCGACAATCTTTCCCAACGGCTTTGTGAACGGGCGTCCCGCGAAAGATATCGATCAGGCGCCGCAACACCAGATCGAAGCGGGCGAGCCTGTCAGCGCCGATTTGGAATTTGACCAGGTCGTCGATGTTATCGCTCCAGCCAAAACCCTGAATTTCTTTACGAAGAAGCCGAAAGTAACAAACGTTCGCGACGACGAAAGCGAATACAGCGCATTAGTCCGCGCCATCGGCGAAGAACAGATGGCGCGCGATGGCAGAATGGCTTTGCCGCCTTCCGAAGCTGAGATTGAATCGATTAAGCGCCAGCAGGCGGAATGCGCGAAGGAAGACACGACACGGCAGATCCTTCAGGCTCTTTCGACTGCTGCCGAGGAAGAGCAACTAACTCCGCAAAATTAACGAAAAGCGAAACGGTAATTCGATGCACACACCACTACCGCCCGGTTGTAGACGCTGCAAGTCGGCGGCATTCGTAGAAAGCTCGACCGGCGGCGCCGAACGATGCCAGTGCGCGCGCGGCCGGCGACTATTCGAACTGGATCAGGAACGAAAGGCAGGGAGGTCGGTGGCTCCGGGATCGCCCGCGAGCGCAGCAAGGCGGCGAGCTGCTGGCCGGGTGCGCAGCGGCAAGGATGCCGCGAAGGCCGCGGCCAACGACAAAGAGCAGGAGTTGTTCGGCAAGGAGACGGAAGGATGATCACGTGCATGCTTTCGCGCTTGTTTGGCGAGCCAGAGGAAATTAATGGAAGGAACCGCTGCCCGACGTACCTATACCGTTGGTTCCTGATTCGCACTCGCTGGTTCAAAGTCTATCTGCATAAGTTTGTCGCCGACGATTGGTCGCTCGATCTTCACGACCACCCGAAACGGTTCATCAGCATCGGACTGAAGGGCTCTTATATCGAATACACGCCAGACTGCTCTGTCGTTGGGCTTGGCGAGAAGTTCGAGATATTTAACGCTCCATGGGTCCGGTCGTTCCCGGCGGAGCACATTCACCGGATCACGATGGTTCGGTCCGGTGGGGCTAACGGCGTCCCGGAAAAGATTCACGCTTGCTGGACTCTTTGCATTGTGCTCCGCGGCAGCCGCGAATGGGGATTCTGGCACCTTGGAGAATTCATACCGTGGCTCAAATACGTACAGGGACACGCAGGCATTGCCGACAAGATGAAAGCGTGCAGCGAATGACGATCACCAAAGCTCAAGCGAAGCAACTCGTCAGCCTGCTCAACATAGCCACTAAGTGTCTGGAGGCGGCAATTAAATCATCCCTTGTTCCAGGCACCGATCAAACGATGGAGGATGACATCGAGCAGGTGAAGCATGATCGCAGGAAATTGAAGCGCGTCGAGGACTGGAAGATCAGACTGGAGGCCGCGGAATGAGAGGCCAGCACATGATGCGCAGCAGCCGCGCCACCCGCGAATTTCACAGCAGCGGCAAAGTCTCTATGATTTTTCCCTGCCTGACGTGCGGAGCAAAAGACTGCCGAGACAGTAAACACAAGCAGGGATGCCCGAGCCTGCCGCCGGTCTCGGCTACCAGGATGCACGAGCTTTCGGCGGCTGTAATCGAAGGCTGGCGATCGCGGATCTGCGAGGGGGCCGAATGAAGGTCTGGGCAGTCTTTGTGCAGTGCACGATACCGGGTCATGTCAGCCGGTGGATCGATAGCCTGTGGGCTGGCAGGGAACGTGCCAACGAGAGAGCGCGACAGCTCGACGCGATATTGGGCAGTTTCGCGTTCGACGTGCCGGGGCACAAAACGCGCGTGATTGAGATGGAGGTGGCCGATGCCTCCATTCGCGAGAGCGAGCCGGATAGCGCCGCCCCGCAGATCTAAGGCAAGAATCGCGCGTCCATGGGAATTCGCCTGGGAGACGGCGAGGTCAAAGCATGGCGCGGGATACCTGGTCCGCATTCCTCGGGGGAGGTGATGCGGACCAGGGGGTTAGGCGTTTACAAACTCAAACCAGTCGATATAACATCGACAGGTGAAAAACGTCTGGGAGGCTGGCAATGTGGATAAAAAATAGCACTTACAAGATCATCCGCGTCAACGGAGAAGAAGAACTTATCGAAGAGAAGCCATCTCTCAGTAAGATACGCGCTATCAGCGGCTGCGATACGCTCGACACGGTCATTCTTACGTACAAGCGCGGCGAGCCCGAGATTATCATGCCGGTGGACGATATTGGGATGCTCTGCCGCAAGCCGGTTAACCCGAAAGCAACGGAACTATACCGCGCCGTTTGTAAACCGGGAACTCCGTTCTCAATCCACGGCGATGTGGCCATTGTGAACGACAAGGACTTCTAAGTGAGCTTCCGTCGCGTCTGGGTACAAGGTCTTGGCCGTCTGCTGTCGCGCCACGAACTGAGGCAACTTCGCTCGGTCTGGGATGCCGTGCCGCACGTGCGCTGCAAGGGCCTGTGCGCCGCGGCCTGCAAGCAGGTCCCGCTTTTTCCCGTAGAAGCATTCTTCCTGATCGAGAAGCGTGGAGCCGAGATAGAACCCGGAACGCATCCGGCAACTCTGTCGAAGCGCGGCAATGCAGGCAATGGCGAGTACTTCATGGCACCGACGCTCGGAGCAGGCAAACCATGCCAGTTCCTCAAAGAGGACCGCTGCTCGATCTACGAGGACCGCCCGCTCATCTGCCGCCTTTACGGCCATCCGGTCGGAACCCTGCCTTGCAAGTATGGCTGCATCGTGAAAAACCCGCTCGATCCACTGCGCCTGGGCGAACTAATGATGCGCGTGGTCCGCATCCTGAATCCGGCAGTTTCGAAGGAGCCGAAGACGCAGGACGATTTCCGTCTGGGATTCGACGCTCTCTATCGCCAGTGGGACGATATGACGATTCTGGCGGAGGAAGATGAGGAGGCAACCGATCATGGCATTTGTTAACGCAATGTCGCCGTGTTATGGCTGCAAACGGATTTTCTCTTACAACCCAACGCGCGTTCCAAGTCTGACTATCGATGGAGTCAAGGAGCCTTTCTGCCAGAACTGCATCAACCGGGCGAACCCAGTGCGTATCGCCAACGGCCTGCCGCCGATCATACCGGTTACTGGCGCATACGAGCCGTGCGACGAATCGGAACTGGACTTCTCATGTGGAGAATTGTTAGAACCGCCGATCCTGATACCGTCTCCTCGCGAGCAATTGCGGAGAGCGATCGTGAAGTATGCCAACGCTGAAGTGGCGCTGGCTATGAGCGAAAAAGCGAACATATTAAAAGCTGACGCCCAGTGGCGCGAGGTGAATCGGCTGCTGGAACTACTGGTGAGGGAATAAACAAAAATGAGCGCGGAAATCAGAACCATCAGGGAAGAGAATAACGGAAACGGCGACGGCGATTCGCTCGCCATCCGCGAAGTGACGATCGAGAACGTAAATCTGTTCCGGCGTGCTCTGAAGTAAACCCCTGGCCCCCGATTTCAGGCCAGAACATTTCTATATTTCAATGGTTTAGTGATATCGTAAGCGTCAGTACACCTTTTCACTAAAGGTGAGCGGTACGGGCCGCTATCGACAGAACTGGCTGTCTGAAACAACGCTCCCAGATCCCGGTTCACCGCTCCTGCTCTATCCATGTTCAAAATTAAGTTCAAGCATCGAGTCGCGGTTTATCGCCGCCATTCCGATTCCGTCTATCACGTCGCGCCGGCAGCCGCCGAGCACTTGCTGGCTTCCGGCCTCGCCACCGTTCGCCAGAAGGCGGCCAAGGTCATCGCGGAGATCGAGTTGACGGATGCCGCGACCGGTTACCAGCAAGGCCAGGTTGGCGCTGACCAGCTGGGCCTGCGGCCGGGTTCGTTCGGCATCCGAGTGGAGGATTTGCCATGCGGGCTTTGGTGTTACGACCACAGGAATGCATGGCATAAAGTGGCAGCCGCGCAAACATGAAAGTATTACTTCTGTCGCTGATCGCACTGCTGCCGCTGATCGTACTGCTGGCGGCCGACAAGCCCGATGCTGCCCTTGTCAAAACTCTTCGGGATAAGGTCGCAAGCCAGGATCGAACCATCAGCGATCTGTCGGCGCAGTTGGATCGTTCCCGCTTTCAGGCCGACGGACGCGTGCAGGCGATGAAGGCAGCAGGCGATTCGCTGAACCGTACGCTTCAATCCCAGTTGGATCAGGCTCGAACTGAAACCTATACCGCTCGAACCGTAAGTGCGAGCAAGGATGTCGTCATTCAGGAGTTGACCGCGGAACTGCGCAAAACCCAGTCGGATACTTCAACGAATGCTGTCGCTGCGGCTGTCCAGGATACGGCACTGAAGACTGCAGTAAAAGTCGCCAGCGTTCGTCACGCGCAGGATGCGGCCGATCTGAAGGCGGGCATCTCGCTTGCCAGTGTGGCCGCGGCAAACTCTCAGCAGTCCGCGGAACTCAGTGCATCGAACAGCAAGGAGTTGCTGACGGCGACACGAGAGATCGCGCGGCTCACTGGCATCATTCAGGAAAACAACTTTACCGAGATGTGGGGCTGGCGGCTGATGGCGATCCTGGGTGCCGTAGTACTCGCTCAAACTATCGTCACTCTGCTTATGTTCTGGCAGTTGTATCGTATCGTGCGGCAGGAAAGCACGCTGATTTGTCCCTTGCCACATTCGCAGCCTTAGCCTCGGTCGTCCTGGCGTTGTTCCTCGCCATGTGCACCGGCCTCGGGCTGTACGTGCATTTGATGTTCCGCGGCCAGCTTGGGAGTCTGCAGATCAAGCTTCACGGCGAGCTTGAGAATTTCAAAGAGGCATTACGAAAGGAACTGCGGGATGGATACGTCGATGCCAAGCTCGCAGATGCGCAGATGCGACCGCTGTTGGTCGGTTTGGCTCGGATCGACGAAGTCGAGCGATACGCTCATCTGTGCCGTCACGACTGGGCAAACCAGGCGCTGGGACAGCAGATGAGTATGCACGCGATTGAAACACGTCTCGACAATCTGGAAAAGGTTCGCCAGCCAAGTTAGGAGAAGCAAAGTCTTGACACCACAATCGCCAGCCACAATCACGGAGCTTTACGTTTATCCGGTTCAGCAGTGGACTCCGGGATGCCCGGTGTTCAATCCCGCGCTGCCCGTGCAGCAGTGGGCGCGTCCGATGCAAGCCGGCGAAAACCCCGCGGAGCCTTTCTACTATCAGGGATGGACGGAGCAGGCTCAGCCGTATTACGGAGCGATGTCGAAAGGCCAGGCTGCCTTGCTGAATATTCCCGAGCCCAGTGTAGTGTACGGCACGGGAAGTCTGATATCGGCCAATCCTTGTCCGTGCAGAACGCTCAATCCTGGCGAATCGGTTGTCGTCAACCCGCTCGCGCCGTTCGGAGGCCTTCCGCTGCTGGTTACTGCGGTTGCGGCGCCGCCTGCTGGCTCGGCGAATCCAACCCTGGCCGAAGTGAACACCGGGATCAACGAGATCGAGAAATCCCTGAATCTGCCGCAGACCTAAGATGCAACCGATTTCGCCTGTTTGTCCGAATCTTGCCGATCTGCCGCTGACCACATATGCGAAAAATCAGCCGGAGTACCTGCCTTTACCTTCGTACCGCACTGAGGACGGAACTGTGGTCACACGCTGGCGCCTATCTTTGAGGGAACGCTTGGCAGTGCTGTTCAGAGGGAGTATTTGGCTTACAATCCTGACGTTCAATAGGCCGCTTCAGCCTGTGATGCTGGATGCGCATTGTCCCGTCAGAAAGGACAAATCGTGCTGATAGTTCTTGTGATTCTTTTGCTCATTTTGTTCGGCGGCGGCGGGTACTACCAGTGGGGTCCAGGCGGCGGAATCGGCCTCGCCGTTATCGTGCTCCTGTTGGTCTTCCTGTTCGGGCGCGACCGGTTCTGACCCAAAATGAAGGAATACGAATCCGACGAGCTCTTCCGGGATGCGGCTCGCGCCGCGGTTGCCTGCGAACTCGCGACCGGCTTTCCGGCCGATGCCGCACTGGCGATCTGGGCGAGCGAATCGGCCTGGGGGCAGAACCAAACCGGAAGCTTTAATTTCTTCGGCATCACCGGTGTGCCGGAAAACGTCTCGTGTTCCAAGTGTCAGACTACAGAGGACATTTTCCCGTGGGATCTCAGACGGTTTCGGCCAGACGAGCAGAACACTGCGGTGTGCCTCACTTCAGGCACTCTCTTGCCGGATCGCAAATATCGCTACAGTATGCGCCGATGGTTCCGTAATTTCCAGTCGATCGACGACGCCTTCTGCGAACTGGCCCGCTTCGTCATTGACTCCCCGCAGCGCTATGTCGCGGCATGGACTCGCTATACCGCTCAACGGCCCGGCCCCGCCGCGAGCCAGCAACTGCTCGCCGATCTCGCAACGGCGGGTTATGCCACAGGCAGCGAACTTGCGACCGAGGACGCTATCGAGAAGCAAGCGAATATCGCGCACGCGATCGAGATGGCGCGCAAGGAGACCCCGGCAAAGTGAGTTCGACACTATATACGCGAACGGCGGCGATTGTGTGTCAAAAAAAACCATCCCATCGTCGGCTCCGACAGCGGGCAGCGGCGACACGTCAGAAACACGTCAGAAACTATTTCTGACGTATTTTGAGTTCGCCGGGAACTGCGGAAAGTGATCACTCTGGTCGGGCACGTGATGCAAGTCCAAATACTAAGGCTTTATGGCTTCTCTTCCGCTTCAACCGTGCAAGCGGCCAGGCTGCAAAGCCTTGTGCGAGTCGGGATACTGTGCGGTTCATCGGCGGCAACAAGAGCAACAGCGAGGTACGACGGCGGAACGCGGGTACGGCGCCGACCACCGGGCGCTGCGGCTGCTTTGCTTCCAACGCGACGAGTGGCGGTGCGTGGATTGCGGCTGGGAACCGAACGTGGTGGTGGACTTCCGCAACTTCGGGCTGGGTTCGCCGCCGGCCGACCAAGTGCTGGCCGAGCTGCGGGACCGGTTCGCGAGGAATGAGCGGCATCTGCACATGGATCATCAGATTCCGATCACAATTCGCCCGGATCTGCGGCTTTCGCTCGATAACCTGCGAACCCGGTGCAATTCGTGCCATCGTGCGAAGACGTTCCGGGAATCGACGGCACAGCCGGCCAACCGTCCCAGTTTGGGGCATCCGTCCTGAAAGTGGCACCGTTGCAGCAGGCTGGTGGAGACGGCGCGACGTGGGGCGACGTGGGGCCTGCTTTGGGCCTTCCTTGGGGGGGAGGGCGGGTCAAATACCTACCAAGGGGCCCGCGGTGACCTATCGGCGCTCGAATACGAAAATCCGCGAAATTGAAATTTTCACTTTTGAACGGAATTCGGCAGATCGCCTTTGTTTTCGGCTTTTTTGAGCCAGATTGGTATTGGTACTTCCAGCTTTTCGGCTGACAACGCTGCTAAATTCTTTACGCAGTGGTTAAGTTTTAACGCAGGGATTAATTTTTCAGCACCTTTGTCGGCTACCGCCGAGGCTGAGAGTGTTACATCCGGCGTGACAAGTTGTTACACGAAATGTAACAGGGCAAATGAGAGGACGAAAGCCGAAACCGCTAAAGACTCAGCTCGCTGCCGGCGACCCGCGAAACAAAGGTGTTCACCGGCTGGAGCGGCTGCTCGCAGGCGAGCCGAAGGCTTCCCGCGGACTGCCGACGTGTCCGCGGCATCTGAAGGGGCGGGCGCGCGGAGCATGGATCTTCTGGGCGCGGGAACTGGAGGCGATGGATATCGACAGGCGGCCGGATGCGCATATGCTCGAAGGCGCCTGCGTTGCCTACGATGCCGCGGTGGCCAGCTACGAGACGATTCAGGCGCAGGGTAGGTTCATCGCGAAGAAGGCTCTCGACCCGAAAACAAAGGCTTTGGTGGTAGTGGACGTGAAGCCGCACCCGGCTGTGCGGCAGGGAACCCAGGCATGGCTTCTGATGCGGTCGTTCTGTTCGGAGTTCGGATTGTCCCCGGTGGCCAGGCTGAGGCTTTCGATAGAGAAGGAAGACAGCGGAGATGCGGACTTGTTCGAGCTGCTGGGGCGGCCGCGCGAGAAGCGAACGCCGCCAGCGTTGGTGCAGTGAAATGAAGCTATCTCCGACCCTCTTCCTCGTGTTCAGCCTTTTCGGTGCATTCGTCGCACACGCCGAGACTAAGATCCGCGGCGGGCGTGATGGCCTTGCCGCACTCGCAGCAGGTGGAAGCCGCACAAGTTTCGCAAGCACCATCTTGGTTCGTGGGCTTGCCGCAATCCGGACAGGCCGCAGGCTTCCAGCCACAACCGGCGCAATAGGGATTGCCGCCTGCTTCGTGGCACACAGGGCAGGCAGGTGCGGGACCAACCCACGTCAGCAGGTGGGCATTCTCCTTGATCAGGCCGGTGCTTTTCAAAACGCCAATGACCTGTTCGTACTGCGCGAAGCTGAGCTTGCTCATCAGGTTGGCATACAGATGGCCCGATGGAACCTCTTTCAGGTCGCGGATCGCATCGGCGACCGCCGTCAGTATCCCGAGAGCGGCCTTTACGTGAGGGGTCGTGATCTGTGTCATTTGATCACCGGGTATAAGCAGACTGCAAGAACCAGGCAGGCAAGGGCCAGCCAGTAAGTCAAGTTGAATTCCGGTTCCTTGAGCGTTTCTTTTAGTGGTGTAAGCATGGTGATCACAGCTTCGCTCTTGTGCCTGCGGCATGCAAGCTAATCCAATGAATCTAAAGAAGATCATGAAGATTGTCTTGTGGCCGACAGATAAGCTTATCCCCTATGCGCGGAACGCTCGGACGATCCCGCAGGCCGCTATCGACAAAGTCGCCGCCAGCATCAAAGAGTTCGGCTGGCAGCAGCCAATCGTCGTGGACGCCGAACGGGTCGTCGTCGCGGGCCACGTGCGCCTGCTGGCGGCAAAGCAGCTGGGGCTGGAACAAGTCCCGGTCCACGTTGCCACCGACCTTACGCCTGGCCAGATCAAAGCCTTCCGGCTGATGGATAACCGCAGCCACCAGGAGAGCGCCAGGAAATCGATTGGAGACCTTTCCAGATGATCTCCAGTTCAATCTGGCTGAGTTTCATCGTTCTCATCGTGTGATCCTCCGAAGCCGAGTGTGCTCAGGCCTGAAGCGAATACGTGCGCTCTCCCTTTTCGTTCTTGCTGGATACGACCGTCAGGCCATGCTTCTTCGCGAGCGAGCCGCCCGCGCTCATCAGCGCCCGCGTGGTGTGCTGCTGCCAGTCGAACTTGGCCATGAGTTCCTGCAGGGTCACGCCGCCTTCGCGCTTGAGCAGCGCGATAACCTGGCTGACCTTGCTGCCTTCGCGCGGGCTGGAGGAGGCTGTCTCGGCCGCTTTGGAAGCTTTCTTCGCGCGCTTGGCCCTGGTCTTCGCGGGAGCCTCTTCCGTCGCGGCGTTGGGCGTCGGTGGCGCAACCGGAGCCTCCAGTTTGTCGAGTTCGGCAAGGATGCGCTTCGAAGCGACTGCATTGCTCTGGAACTTCTTCACCGGCGTGATGCCGGTCAGGCTGTTGTAAATGGCGACCAGGCGCTTGCTGTCGCCGCCGAGAAGCTCGGCCAGGTCGTCCGCATTGGTAAAGGCGATGCCGGAAGCAGCCTCTCTCGCTGCCTTAAAGGTTGCATAAACCGTGATGTTGTTCTCGGAGTCGATCGTAAAGGTCTTCATGGTTGGTGGCTCTTTTCGGTCCCGGTCCAGCCGGGCTCATCACATGAATCGCTCTTGTCGGCAGCACAAGCAAGTTAATTCGCTCTCGTTCAGAAAATGTGCCTTTCTCACAGCAGCATGCAGATGCTGCTTGCAACTTCTTCGAGCTTGTGCTTCGGCACACGCAGGACGAATGGTTCGGTAAACCGTTCCTGCTCATGCCCTGGCAGGAAGAAGCCGTCGCTCAGACGTTCGGCTTGATCGATCACTCGGGCAATCGAATCATTCAAATGGTCTACGAGGAAGTTCCGAAGAAGGCCGGCAAGACCGAGTGGGCGGCAGGCCTCGCGCTTCTGGTGCTCGTTCTGTCCAACGACCCCGGCTGCCAGGTCTACGGCGCCGCGGCCGCAACCAGGCAGGCCATGAACGTCTATCGCGCCGCCTGCAAGATGGTCGAGCAAAGCCCGGTGCTGAGGCGGCGCCTGCGCATCCTGCGCGGAACCAACCGGATCGTCAAACGCAGCGATCCGGACAGCTTTTACGCGGCCATCGCGGCCGACGGCGACTTCGGCGATGGCGTGAACCCGTCCTGCGTCATTGCGGACGAAGTGCACCGCTGGAAGACCCGAAAGCAACTCGAAAACTGGGACGTGCTCTCGAACGGCGGTTTCACCCGCAGGCAGACTTTAACCATCGCGATCACCACGGCGGGCGTGCAATCGGAATCGCCGCTCGCCTGGCGGCTGCACGAGAAGACGCGAAGGGTCAACGATGGCGTCGTTCTCGATCCCACGTTCTTCGGCCGCATCTATGGAGCGTCCGTCGACGACGACCCGGCCGACCCAGCCACCTATATCAAGGCGAACCCGAGCCTCAAAGAGAATGGCGGCTTTCTCGATAAGGAAAAGATTCGCCAGCAGTACGTCTCGCACCTGGCCGAGGGCGACCTTGCAAGCTTCAAGAGGTACTTCCTGAATATCTGGGACCAGAAGGAAAATCGCGCCATCGATATGAACCTCTGGCGCGCGTGCCGGCGCGACTGGGATGCATCCGGGTGGCCGCTGCCCCACGAGCTGCTCGCCCGGTTCATCAACCGCAAGTGCTGGGTCGGGGTCGATATCTCGATGACCACGGACTTGTCGGCGGTGGCCGCGGTGTTCCCGCGGGACGACGGAGGATACGACGTTCTTCCGTTCTGCTGGATGCCTGCGACAACGCTCAGGAAACGCCAGGTGCAGGACGGCATGCCTTACGAGCGATGGGTGGAAGAGGGCTGGATCGAGACCTGCGAAGGCCGCGTGATCGACAACGGCCTGATCAAAGCGCGGATTAAATACTGCCTCGAAATGTTCGACGTGCAGGAGGTTTGCTTCGACAGGTACAACTCGCGGGAGATGTCCACAAGCCTGGTCGAAGAAGGAGTTCCCTGCGTCGAAATTCCGCAAACCTGTCCCGGACTGAACGAGGCCACGAAGAAGCTGATCTCGCTTGTCGCGACAGGGGATCTCGTGCATGGCGGCCATCCGGTGATGGCTCACCATGCGAGCTGCCTTTGTACCAAAAGCGATGGAAACGATCTGATCAAGCCAGTCAAGCCAGACCGCGAGAAGGACTTCTCCCGCATCGATCTTCTCGCGGCCACTATCGACGGGCTGGCGCGGGCGCTGGTATTCGAGGACAAGACTGTGACCTATTCCGGACTGCGGAGTTTGGGTTAGTGTTCCCTGAAATCGCGTCGCGCATCAAGGCGCTGATCGAGAACTACTCTTCCCGCTCGGAACCGCCATCGATCACGAGACTACCGGGCGAAACGAAGGAGGTGTTGAGCGTCGAGGCGATCACCACCGACTGGTATCTGCGGAACGGATATCAGCAAATTTATTCGGCTTTGGGCGGCTCGGGTATCTCCTGGTCGGGCGAGCGCGTCACGCTCGCGCGGGCGCTGAATCATTCGGTCGTGTGGGCCTGCAACCGGATCATCAGCGAGACTGTCGGATTCATTCCGCTGGTCATGCTGCAGGCCGACAAGGACCCCGACAAAGGCAAGGATCTCGCGCTGAAGCACCCGATGTATCAGGCGCTCAAAATGGCGCCCAACGACGAGATGACCGCCATGGGGTTCCGCGAGACGCTGACGAGCCACTGCGTCCTGCAGGGCAATGCCTATGCCCGCATTATTCGCCGCAGCGGGACCGGCGTCGCGATGGAAATGCAGCTTCTCCTGCCCAAACAGGTGCGCACTGGCAGAGACAAGGCCGGCCAGCTGGTTTACATCGTCAAGGATGGCAACCAGCAGGAGAAGAGTTTCACGCTCATCAAGAACAAGCCGCAGGACATCTTCCATATGAGAGGCCTCGGAGACAACGGGACCCAGGGCTTCTCGGTGATCTCGATGGCAGCACAATCGATCGGCACCGCGATAGCGACCGAGAAAAATCTGGGCGAGTTCTTTCAGCACGGCGGCCGGCTGCCGTACGTGCTGGAGATGAAGCAGAAGTTCCGGAACCAGCAGGACTTCGATCGTTTCCGGGCCGACTGGGAAGCGACGTACAGCATTCCGCACAAAGCGCCGATCCTCGAAAACGACACGATCTACAAACCGATCGGGCTAAGCGCGAAGGATGCGCAACTGCTCGAAACGCGGCTGTTCTCGATCCATGAGATTTGCCGCTGGTTCCTGGTCTCGCCGCATCTCGTCGGAGACCTCTCCCGCGCAACCTTTTCGAACATCGAGCAGCTCGCGCTTGAGTTTGTGAAGGTGACGCTCTCGGCATGGCTGACGCGGTGGGAGCAGGAGCTCTGGCGTTGCGTGCTCACTCCGGAGGAGAAGAGCCAGAGGTACCTCTGGAAACACAATCTGAACGCGCTGCTGCGCGGAGACTTCCCGAGCCGCATGGCAGGCTACGCGACGATGCTCCAGAACGGCATCGCGTGCCAGGACGAAGTGCGCGACCTCGAAGACTGGAACCCGATTCCAGGCGGCGCCGGATCCGCTTATCACATCCAGCTCAACATGCAGACGCTGCCTCCGGAGGGCGGCGCTTTATTGCCGCCGGCCGCCGCCCAACCTGGCGCCGCGGACGTGGGCAACACTCCAGGGGCCTGAAGAAATAAAAACGCAGAGAGGAACGAAAACCAATGAAAAAGCTTCTTCGCATGGCGATCAAGTCGGTCGCACAGGACGGCTCCTTCGAGGGCTCGCTCGCGGTCTATAACAATCTGGACCTTGGCGGCGACCTGATCGAGCCAGGCGCTTTCACGAAGACCATTCAGGACCACGGCAACGAAGTGCCGCTGCTCTGGCAGCACAAGACCGATAAACCGATCGGCAAGCTGACGCTGGTCGACGGGCCCGCCGCGCTCAGCGTGAAGGGCCAACTCCTCATGGATCTCCCGGATGCGCGCAATGCTTACCTGCTCATCAAAGCGAAGATCGTGAAAGGCCTCTCGATAGGATTCGACACCGTCAAGGATGCCATGGACGGCGCCACGCGCCGGCTCAAGGAAGTCCGGCTGTGGGAAGGCTCGATCGTCACCTTCCCCATGAACGAGCAGGCTCTCATCACGAGCGTCAAGCGCCGCCGGGAAGCAAAGGAAAAGAAAGAGGACTTCGACACTGAGTATGCCGAGGCGCTGCTGCAGGATGCCGCATACCAGATGTGGATCGCGCTTCGCTCCGCGCTCTGCGCGATTCCCTGGTCGGCCGATCTGTCCAAGGAAGAAAAGCTGGCGGCGTCCGAAGAAAGCATTCAGCAGTTCCTCGCAGCCTATATGGCAATGCTCCCCGCCTACATCGACTGGCTCGCCGAAGAGTATGGCGACATGACCTATTACGGCCGCCAGCCAGGCGAAGTCAAAGAGCTCAAGACCGGCAAGACCATTTCTGCCGCCACAAAGAAAACCATTGGCGCCGCCACCGACCACATGACAAAGGCCGGCGAGCACCAGAAGAGCGCCTCCGATATCCTGACCGCACTCTGCACCGACGAAGCCGCCGACGATGATCCCGACGCCGACACTTCGGAGGGCAAAGCCGCGGCCACACGTGTAACCGAGCCGGCGACGATAGACCACTCGGCAGCCAATCAAACCCTGATCGAGGAGATCAGGTCGTTAATTCCAGCCGCGTAAAGTGCCGGAAACAATCAACACTTCCCAATAAATCAGGAGAAGCGAATGGACGAAAAGTTAAAGGCTCTACAGGCCGAACTCAAATCGTACTTCGAAAAGGCTGCTGAGCAACAGAAGGCGCACGGCACCGTTTCCGAAGAACTCAAAACCAAGATCGACGCGCTCCAGAAACAGGTGGACGCGATCGACACAAAGCTCGCCGGCCATATGCCTGGCGCGCCCGAAGAAGATTCGTTCGAAAAGCAGATGACGGAAGACGAATCCGTTAAGCGTCTGCTGAAAGACAAGCGCGGCAATGCGGTGATCAACTTCACCGGGAAGGCCGCGCGCGCGCCATTTGAGCGCAAGACGACAATCACGGACGTGGCTGTCGGAACCGCAACGTCGGGCGTTTTGCCGATCCAGCGGCTTCCCGACATCACGATGGAAGCGCGCCAGCAATTGACGGTGCGCGACCTTCTGACGGCGACTCCGACCACCTTCCAGGTGATCGACTTCGTCAAGGTCAATGCGCCGATGGCGATTGCCTCGCCCGTTGCTGAGGCCGGCACGAAGCCAGAAAATGCGGTCACGTTCACGACAGTGTCGGAACGCGTGAAAACCATCGCCACCTGGGTCCCGGCTTCCCGGCAGGTGCTCGATGACATGAGCGAGTTGCTCACGTTCATCAAAACGATGATGCCGTATTATGTGAACTTGGCGGAAGAGTTGCAGCTCTTGTCCGGTGACAACATCGGCGAGGACCTCCATGGGCTCATTCCACAGGCCAGCGCATTCACCACAGGGCTCCTCATCCTCGCCAAAGGCTGGAACAAGATCGATATCATCGGTCGCGCCATCCAGCAGATCACCAGTGCGAAGGAACTGCCTCCGAGTTTTCTGATACTTCACCCGAGCGACTGGTGGGATATCCGGTTGACCAAGGACGGTTTCGGGCGCTACATCCTCGGCGACCCGCAGCAGGGTTCGCTGGCCGGTGTCGGGTTCGGAGTCATGAACCCAGGACAAAATCTTTTCGGTCTGGCTGTCTGCCCGACGACCAATATCGCCCAGGGCACGTTTTTGGTCGGCACCGGCAACCCGATCGCTTGCGAGATCCGGGACCGCATGGAAATGCAGATCGACATTTCGACCGAGCACAGCACATTTTTCACGCAGAACTTGGTGGCCATACGGGCAGAAAAACGGCTCGCACTCATCACGCGCAGGCCGGCATCGTTCGTGACTGGGACCTTCAACACTTCACCGTAAAAAACAGTTTCGGGGAGCGACAACTAAGCCGCTCCCCGATCCTTTTTGTCCCATAGGGACCCTTACCTCGCCACGCCCAGCCGTACCGAACCATGCCAGGCCACGCCGAGCCCAGCCTCGCCACGACTTACCTTGCCGTTACACAGTGTAACCAAAAAACTCAACCAGAAAGGAGGCGCGGAAGATAGCCAGAGCAAATCGTTCGGATGCAGCCTGTTCGGAGCACTCCTGGCGGGGAGGAGCAGGCTGTCCCGGACGAACGACGTTCTTCGCGCTTTTGACATATGAGACTTATAGTGATCAGCCAGCAACTAACTGGTGAGTATGGAACGGTCGTCGCCGGCCAGGAGTTCGACTGCGACGATGCCGCGGCGTATCAACTCGTGACTGCGGGGATGGCCCGCAAGGCGGCGCCGCCCGCGGTGCGATACGAAACCAAGGTGATCGTGCCGGAAGCGCCCGAGGTGCGCGCGCGGGAGATGTTTCGTCACCTGCCTGTGTCTGACGCGGAACCGGCGACAGTGGCTTCCGAGGGCGATCGCATGCTTTCAGCAACAGACCCATCGCCACGCGGAGCTGCTGATTCTGGCGGACGGAGAGGACGTCCGGGACCTGCTTCCCGATGACGACCGGATACGGCTTTTCCATCTCGAAGGCCCGGTTCAGATTGGCGACAAGCGGAATTTCGGATGCGAGCGAGCGGCGGGAGAGGTAATAGTTCACTGGGATGACGACGATTATTCAGCGCCCGAACGCCTGGCGGATCAACTCGGCCGACTCGACGAGAGCGGCAAGAGCGTTACCGGCTACCATTCGATGCGCTTCACGGATGGCGCCGCGGCCTGGTGGAAATACACGGGCACCAGAGACTATGCACTCGGGACATCTCTCTGCTATCGGATCGCGTGGTGGCGGGCGAACCGTTTCCGAAGCGTGCAGGTCGGCGAGGACAACCAGTTCGTCAGAGATGCAGTGAACAGCGGGCAGCTTGCGACAGTCGATGCCGGCGACCTGATGTATGCGACCGTGCATCCCGGCAACACAAGTCCTCGCAACATGGGGAGTAGCTGGAAAGCTTTAGAGCCAACAAACATATGAAGATTTCAATCGCAGTTTTGATTCTGATCCCGTTCGCACTTTGCGCGCAGCGTCCGCCGGCCAGCGGACAGATCGTAGGTGTATCCGGTACCGGAAATACCTCGGTCACGACCACGGGACCGCAGACTCCGGGAGCGGCTGTTGTGATCGATGCCAACGGGAACCATGTTGCCGGAAGTTCAGGCGGTTCGGCGACGCATCTTTTCGGCGCTTCGTTCGGATCGACAGCATCCGGCGCGACACCGCTCGCAGCCACTCAGAGTATTCCAGCCATCCTTCCGGCTGGCTTCACCGCTGCCGAGTGCGATATCACCGTCGTCCCGAACGACACAGCCACGTTCAAGGTTTATCGCATCGCGACCGGAGGCACGGCGGTTCCCACCTCCGGCAATTCGCTCAACACCTCGGGCATCTCGATCTCGACTGGAGGCCTCGCGCGCGTCACCACACTGACCGATTTCAGCAGCCTGGTTTTCGCGGCAGAGGATGCCGTCGTAGTCGCATTGACCGCCGTAGGAGGAACAGCCACTTATGCTTCGTTCGTTTGTCACAACTAAATTTCTTGCAGCCCTTCTTCTGGCCTCGCCCGCTTTCGCCACGGTCACCAACGTAACGACCGCGGCTGGCCTGATCAGTGCCGTTGGGACATGTGCCTCCGGCGACACTGTCAATGCGATATCTTCCGGCACTTACGTATTCACGACGACCCTTACGATCAACTGCACCATCATCACGATCTCGGGGTACCAGACCACGCCCGGAGACAACGGCACGAAGCCGGTCTTCACCACGGCGACTAACAGCACGCCCCTGTTCGGAATCAACGGGCACGTGACCTTCGAGAACGTGTCTTTCTCGAACACCGCCGCCACGAGCGCCGTGGCTATGTGGGCGGGAGGCACTCCCTATCTGATGTGCAACAGATGCGTGTTCACCGGGTTCACCGACGCGCTGAACGGCGATAACGGGGCGCACAACGTCTTCACTGATCTGTGGATATTTCTTACCGAGATTTACGGTAATCAAAGAGCCATAAGAAACGCCGGAAACACTGTAATTGTTGGCTGCTATATCCATGGAAACTCCACCGCCGCGGCTAATTCCGGCGTTCTCGACTCGCAGAGTCAAGCCATGGTTATAGTGAACACTTTGATCGTCGGGAACACGGCGTCGGGATCACCGTCGGGAGTCATCTGGGGAAGTCAGGGCCATATCATCCTCGCGAACGACACCATCGCCGGAAATACGGGCGACGGGATCGACTCCGATTACATTTTTTCGACCAACACCATTTACTACGGCAACAGCGGATGGGCGATCCAGGGTGTAGACACCACCACGCCTAACCTGATACTCGCGGACACGAGCAACGCTTTTGGGTCTAACACGAGCGGGAACATCCGTGGCCTGACTGTTTCAGCCAGCGATATTTCGGTTTCAGTCAGTCCATTCACAGCCTCCGGATCGGGCGACTATTCGCTCAACGCAGCTGCTACCGGCGGCGCACTCCTCAAGGGAGCCGCGACACCAAGCTTGTTCCCCGGCGGATTGTCGACCGGGCATGGCGACATCGGAGCCGTGCAGTCGGCGGGCGGAGCTGCGGCATCGGCTACCGCTTCGGCATTCGCATATTAACAAGGGCAAATGAAACTCAATCTTGGGTGCTCGGACAGGCACATTCCAGGCTTCGTATCCGTCGATATCGTGGAGCCAGCCGACCAGCTTGTGGATCTCGCCGGCCTATGGCCTTGGGCAGACTCGACCATCGAAGCAGTCAGGGCACACGACGTTATCGAGCACATCGCAGATCGTATCCACTTCATGAACGAGCTGCACCGTGTGCTTCAGCCAGGTGGGAAGGCCACTATCGAGACGCCGAATGCGGCGCACGGGGCGGGATACTTTCAGGACCCGACGCATAAGTCTCCGTGGTGCCTCAATTCGTTCCAGTACTTCGAGGTTGGTTCGTTCGCTCACAATCGGCTGGCCAAGGCGTACGGAATCAGAGCGGCGTTCCGAGTGGTTTCGCTCTGCGAGCGGTCATACCAGGATGTTCACGAGCCGGTTTGGAAGATCGAGGCAATTCTTGAGGCCGTGAAGTGATCACCGTTTACACTGTCATCGTCAACGATTACGACAACCTGCGCATGCACGGTCCGGCATCCGGGGATACTCGGTTCATCTGCTTCACGGACCGCCCGCGGCATGTCCATGGCTGGGAAATGCAGGCCTTTCCGCAGGTACTCAGCGATAACAAGAACTCACGGATTCCGAAGTGTCTGCCCCACCTGCTGCTCGATTCCGAGTTTTCCATCTATGTCGACGGCGCGTTTCGGGTTGACCGAGATCCAATCTTTGCAATGCAAATGCTCGGCTCGGCCGATCTTGCGCTGTTCCGCCATCCTGGCGGGCACACTTCGATTCACGACGAACGTAATTTTTACCAAACACTTCACGGCTACGTGCCTGACGACGTCGAAGCGCAGTATCAAACTTATGTTGCAGGCGGACTGCCGACCACGGGGGAATTTTGGGCGGGAGGCTTTGTAGTAAGGCGCCACACGGCCGCGATCGAACGATTTAACGAACTATGGTTTCGGGAGTACCTGGCAGGATCGGCCAATGATCAATTTGCGCTTTATGCGGCGGTCGTGAAAAGCGGAGTCAAAGTGGCTACCATCGACGGCGTGGTCACGCTCGACAGGCGCTTCCCTTACATGCTGCATGCAAACACCGGCTGCGCGGACAACCCGCAGTATGAAAAGGAAAACGAGCTGTGGGCTTCCCGGCGCCGACGGCTTGCGGATCTGATTCAATGATCAGCGTCGTTATTTCGAGCCGGTTGGCATCTAACCTGGTTCCGTGCATCGAGTCGGTGCGGTGTCGGGAACCGGCACTAAGAATCATCGTTGTCGACGACGGCCTCGACTTGTCCGAAGGGGACGCGAAGAGCAAAACCGAGTGCTTCTTATGCGATACGGATCCCGCTCTGCGCGTGGCAGGCGGTAAGCCGTTCGTCTATGCGCGGAACTGCAATATCGGCATTCGGGCCGCAGGCGACGACGATGTGATTCTGCTGAACGACGACGCGCTGCTGCGGACGCCGAACGGCTTTTCGCAGATGCAGACGATCACGAACATTCATGAGGAGTGGGGGATTATCTCCGCGACCACAAACGTGGTCGGGAATCCCGCCCAGCAACAGCACGTCGGCAGAGGTTTGCGCGACGAGCCGAGAGCGGTGGCCTTCGTGTGCGTGCTCATTCCGAGGCGAACCATCGAGCGCGTTGGCCTGCTCGACGAGGACTTCACCGCCTATGGTTGGGAGGACAACGATTACTGCAGACGCGTGCGCCATGCGGGGCTGAAGATCGGCATTTTCGACGGGTGTTACGTCGACCATGGTTCTCTGCAAAGCACCTTCCGCGGGGATCCGCGGTCTGCCGGCGACATTCGTGCGGGAGCCGAGATTTACAAATCGAAGTGGGGCGATCTCGCATAGATACATTCAAAAAAAACGAACGTAAGAAACAAAAGAAAAAGGAAGACACAAAAATGAAACTAGACTGGGGCGCTATTCTTCGCCAGATCCTGCAGGGAGCCGCGGCCGGCTTTCTGCAGTCCGAAGCTTCCAACCCAACCAACCTCGCGCAAAGCGGGATCTTCGCCGGAGTCGGCGGGCTGGCCGGCTTACTCACCGGCTTAAGCGCGCATCCCGCCGTCGTTGCCGCTAATGCCGCCAGTGCCGCCGCGGCTCCGGCAACGCCTGCGATGAAGCTGACGTTCGTGCCATGACCGTTTTTGGATTGCTTCGAATCAAAAACGAGGCGCGGTGGATTGTCGATGTCCTCTTGTCGATACTGCCGCTGTGCGAGCGCATTTTCGTCCTTGACGACCACTCCGAAGACGGCACAGCGGAGTTGTGCGAAAAACTCGGCGACCGCGTCATTGTGATTCGCTCGCAGTTCGATGGGCTTGACGAGCGAAGAGACAAGGACGTGCTTCTTACAAAGGCTATGGAACACGTCCCTTCCGTTCATCTGGAGGAGGACGGCCGCTCGCCTTACTGGGCCATTGTGATCGACGGAGACGAGCTCCTCGATCCGGTTGGGGCGGACGTCATCGGCCGGCATCTGCCGACGACCGCGAGTCATGCATTCAGGCTGCCTGTCCGCTATCTGTGGGACAGCGATCTGAAAACTTACCCGATGCGGAAACAAATCCGCGTGGACGGCGTTTACCGCAATTTCGCGCGGCCGAGCATTTTCCGTCTTTTCAGTCGCGGGTTTCGCTTTCAGACGACGCCTGCAGCCGGCAATCTGCATTGCTCGTCGATCCCCGAGCAGCTCCTGCATCAGGCGCAGGAAACGCTCGATGCGCCTCTCTGGCATCTCGGTTACAACGATCGGGCGGACAGGCTCCGGAAGTATCGCTGGTACAACTCTGTCGATCCGGGCAATGTGCTCGAAGACGGATACCGGCATTGCGTGCAGGGCGACGTTGCAGAGGTGCCGGCAGACGCCAGGCTGCGGCATGCTGGACCGCTGGAGCTCGTCACGGTGGCAACCACGGAGGTTTCATGTTCGGCGGCATAGGAGCCAATTTCTACGGCGCCTACAACGGCTACGGAACGCTTCAGCGTTTCAGTAATATCGACCTGACGGTTCAGTCTCCGCCGCAGTCGTTCGTCGAGCCAGTGACGCTCGAAGAAGTGAAGTCGTACCTGCGGCTTCCGGATCGGTCGCCAACCGATCCCGACGAGGACGCGGAGTTGCTGTCTCTTATTTCGGCCGCGCGCTTCCAGGCCGAGATCCTGCAGGGCCGCGATCTGGTGCGGAAGCAATGGGACATGACGCTGGATTTCTGGGTGGACTACTTCATCAGACTTCGGCCGCTGCTCGTATCCGTGGATCTTGTGCAGCTGCGGGATTCGACAGGGGTACTGGCAGTGCTCGCGGAGAACACGGATTACATCGTCGACACGGCAAAGCAACCAGGAGTGCTGGCGCCGCCCTATAACAGCGTGTGGCGCGTGTTTACGCCCTGGCCTACTTCCGCCATCCTGATCCGCTTTACGAGCGGCATGGACCCCGATTCGGCATGGTGGAGTGCCGAGGGGCACCTGGTCAGAAGCGGCATGAAAGCGTTGATCTCCGACTGGTTCAACAACAGGCTGCCGTTCGCATTGGGGCTTGACCCGACCAAAGAATATCCATACTCGGTGTCGGCCAAGCTGCTGCAGGGAGCGGTCAGATTAGTCGGGTAAAGAGCAAGGCGAACAATGAAGTGGCCCACGCTCGACTCTGGCGAGATGCGCCACCAGATCACCATCCTCCAGCAGACAAAGTCGTCGGATGCCTCTGGAAACACGGTGGTGATGGCACCGCTGTACACCGGGGTGTGGGCGAAGATCGAGCCAGTCCGCGGCACCGACGTAATCCGATCCGGCCAGGTGACGACACAGCTTTTCCTGACCGTCTCTATCTGGTGGCAGGCGGGAATCATGGCCGACATGCAGGTGCAGACATTGAACGGCCTCTATGTAATCCAATCGGTCGAGAATCTGCTCGAAATGGATGCCGTGCTGAAGCTGAACTGCGTGGCTCTTGGCCGGAACGACGACTAAGCCAGGATGACCGATCAACAACTCGCGAAGGCGATCGCTGCTCTGCAGGCCTACCGGAAAGTGCTTATGCGCAGGATCGCGACATTGCGCGCCCGCATGAAGAAACGCCCGAAGAAAAATGCTTGAATCCGGCATCGTAAAACTCGTCATGGCCGATGCCGGCGTGCTCGCCATCTCTGCGACTGGCGGTTTTCTGCTGTCGCTGCCAAAGGACGAAACGCTTCCGAGCTGGACTTATCAGGTCATTTCCGACGTTAGCAACTACACTCTGGACAAGGCGCATGGATTCGTGACGCGGCGCCTGCAGATCGATTGCTATGGCAATCAGCCGGGCGATGCCATGGGTATGGCAAAGGCGATCGACAACGTGCTGAGCGGCTATCAGGGAACGCTTGCCGACGTCGATGCGACCTATGTCCACGGGTGTTTCCGGTCGGACGTGATGGATATGTTCGACGACGCCCGCCGCAGCTACCGGCGAATGCTTGAGTACGAAGTGCAGTTCCACGAATCCTGAAGTAAAACGAACCAACAAAGAAAAAGGAGTAGTTCAAGAAAATGCCCAGCTCTCTCGCAAACAGCGGCTACGGTGCAATCTTCTACACAGGAGACGCCGCCAGCCCAACCGGTTACACTGCGGTTCTCGAAATCGCCACAATCAACAAGAAGAACTTCACCGTCCCTGCTATCGACGTGACCCATCTGAAGTCGCCCAACACGACCGAAGAGATGATTCCCGGCATTCTGAAGCCCGGCGCCGTCGAGATCATGGGTAACTTTATCGGCGACGCCACGCAGCTCAATTTCGTCACTCTCGCGCAGGCGCAGACCGTCTTCCCCTGGAAAATCACCGCACCCATGCAGAAAGGAACAAAAACTCTTACTTCGACCGGGACCGCGTTCGTCACGGACTACGAGAACGGACCGTTCGAGTCGAACAAGAAAATCGACTTCAAGGTCACGATGCAGGTGACCGGCACCATCACGGACACTGTAGCCTGAGCGATGCGTGGTCTCGATCGCGCACAGGCTTACGAGGCCGGTCGAGTTGTCGGCCGGCGGCGGCGCATGGCGTATTCTGTTCACGCACCGGGTGCTTCTCGACATCGAGGAGTTGACAGGGCTGAACGCCATGCAGGTGAATCTGGGGCAGCTTTCCGCACGCCTGCTGCGAGCCGTTCTGTTCGCAGTGCTCAGGGAAGCGGGAGCGCCGTTTTCGCTTGCAGAGGCTGGCGTGCTTTTGCTTCCGACAGATGTGGCGAGAATCCGCGGATCTCTTATCGAGGCGTGGCAAGCGTCGATGCCGGAGGCGGATCCGGACGCAGAACAGGCATCGCCGGGGCGAAGCGAAGATGCGGTTCTGACGACGCTGGAGGCATGGGCCAGAGCCCGGTACGATCTCAGGCTGTCGGACGAGGAGTGGCTCTCGATGACGCCGCGCATGGCGTATGCGCTCTTCGAACAGCGCCTGGAGCACATGCGGTGGAGCGAACTAATGATGGGCATTATTTGCGCGCACACCGTCAACAGCGGGTTCCGCGCCCCGCGGCGGCCGACTCAGCCTGCGTCTTACATGCTGCATCCATGGCCCGAGCGTGAAACCGTCCAGGCGATTCATGGAGAGGACATCATGAGAGTTTTCGCGGATATTCCGAAGACGAGGCTGGCGTGATCGATTGGCTGACGGTCGCCGTCCCGGTGGAGCGCTGGATTTTTATGGTTTGCGCGATCGCCCAAATCTATCTGCTCGTGTGGTTCTTGAGGAGGCTTCCGTGAAGACTTCCATTTTGAAAGTTGACGGTAAAGAGTATGCACTGGCTTACGACTTCAATGCCATCGCGGATGCCGAGCAGTCGGCCGGGTGCAACCTGCTCGCGGCTCTCGAAACCCTCTCTAATATAAGTGCTGTCCAGTTACGGGGGCTGCTCTATGCAGCCATCGTCCCGGAGCCGAAGGAGCCGAGGCTCACTCTCCTCGAAGCCGGTATGCTGATCCGCGTGGACACTATCGCGCCGATCACAAAGGCTTTGGCCGACGCTTACATGCTGTCGATGCCTGCCGCTCCCGTCGAGGATGCACCTGCTCCTGCTGCGGCTACCATCCCAAAAGAAAGAGTAAAGAACAATGCCTGAAACTCTTATCACTGTCCGCGGAATACCCGAGGTTCAGAGAAACCTGGCAGCCTTTCCGAAGGTGCTCGTCGTGCGATGTTTCGCAAAAGCGTTTTCCCGTGCCGCGGCTGTGTTCGAAGCGGAGCTGCGCATCCAGTGTCCGGAGTCGGACTTCTCGACGAGCAGCGAAGAGTACGGCCACCTGGTAGACAATCTGACGGACGAAATCACCATTGACACGCAGGGGCGCGGCGGCCACTGCCAGATTGGTTTCGGCCGCAAGGGATTTCTCGCACTCTGGATCGAGTACGGCCATCGCATCGTGACTCGCAGCGGGAAGGATACCGGCAAGAGAGTGCCGGCTCAACCATTCATGCGCAAGTCCTTCGATATCGCAGCCGACAAAGCGCTCGAAGTGTTCGTAGAGGCGGTGCAGGAATTCATGCGAGAAGATGCGCAGGTGGCGGCATAATGCCCAAGAAGGCCGGCACTGTCGTTATAGACATCAGCGCCGGAACGGCCAAGTTCATCGCCGACATGGACTCGGCCAACGTCAAGCTGAAGCAGTTTGGCGCTGGCGCGGCCACCGCCGGCCATGGCGCTGCATCCAGCATGCAGGCTGCGAGCGGCGCCGTTCGTATCTTCGAAGGCAACATCACGAATAACGTGAGGGCCGTCGAAAGATTCCTGACCGGGACTCTCAAGCTCGGGCCCATCCTGCAGGCGGCATTTCCTCTTATTGGCGCTCTCGCCTTTGCGGGGCTCATCGGCAAGATCGGAGTCGAGGTTTATAACTTCTTCAAGAAAGTAGAGCAGGGGCCCGCTCGGATCGCCAATGCATTCCGCGACCTGAACGCTCCGCTTAAACTCACCAACGACGAGCTGGCCCGATCCAACGACCAGCTTGCGAACGATATCGCCAAGCTCGAAGGCAAGCGCCAGAACACGCTGCAGATCGCACTCGACGATGCCCGCATCGCCGCAGACAAACTGGCCGAGTCGCTGCACAAAGATCTGGACGCACTGAATAAGCTTCTGAAAGAAGAGGAGATCGGCTTCTTCAAGTCGTTCGTTTCCGGAGCGCGGACTGACGATCTGCGCAAAGAGTTGGGCGGCGCCACCGGGCACGGGGGATTCGCGGGGACCATCGACACCATCACGGACGAGGGTAATGCGAAGATCGATGCCGCGACCACGCTCAAAGAGAAGGATGCCGCACAGCTCGCACTCAATATCCGGCTGACGGAAGCATATGACAGGGAACTCGGGAAGCTGAATCAGAGGCTCGACGATGCCCAGCGCAAAGCGGGAAAGGGTCAGGCGCCGAGCTACCAGGCTTACGTCAAGAACCCGGCGCTGTATGCGCCATGGGGAGCGCAGGCTGGACAAGGAGACGAGACAGTAAATATCGAGGAAACTCAGGGTGCCATCCGCAGCCTTACGGCACAGCGCAGGAACATCGCTCTCACAGCGACCC